ACATGGACAATCTCTTCTTTAGAGCGTGAGCTATCTGACGGTGGCGTTATCGTCGCACACTGGCGAGCTACTGATGTAGACGGAGACTACTCTGCATCATCATACGGCACTTGTGGCTTTACCTACGACGCATCAAGCCCTGACTTTACGCCTTATGACGATCTTACGGAGTCTCAGGTGCTAGGTTGGTGCTGGGCAAACGGTGTGGATCAGAGTGCTATTGAGGCATCGCTTGCAGCCAAGATTGAAAGCGACAAGAACCCAACGCAGGCTAATGGAGTGCCTTGGTAATGATCGACCTTTGGACAATCGTAAACATCTTCACCGCTGTCGTTACGCTGGCATCAGCTATTGCAGCAGTCACGCCTACGACTAAGGATGACGAGTTCATCGCTAAGTATCTAAAGCCAGTCATTGACGCGCTTGCGCTAAACGTTGGGAATGCTAAGAAGTGACCGAAGAAGAACGCAACTTAGCCATTGACGCCCTTGAGCGCATAGCACAACACGAGAAAGAGTGTGGCGAGCGTTGGGCTGAAGCAGTAGTGGAACTCCGTGAGCTACGCAAAGTCACGGACTCTCATGCTGCTCGTTGGGAGAAGCTTGCGTGGCTAGTAGTTGGCACTGTGTTGACTACAGCTTCTGCTGCTATGGTTAGTATTCTATGGTAGAATTAAGTGACAACACGGACCTCACGATACCACTCAGGAATCTCGTGAGTATTGTCTTGGGTGTAGCAGTTGTTACAGCAGGGTACGCTGACTTAAACTCGCGTATCACCACGTTGGAACATGGGCAGTCCATACAGGACATGACGATACGTGAGAACGCTTCGTTTGTCCGTGAATGGCCACTTGGATTACGCGGGGCGCTTCCTGACGATCTTGTGCAGAATGCTAAGATAATGTCTTTGGAGGACCGACAGGCAGAACTACAGCGTCTACAGGAACGCATGAACGAGCTTCAGATTGACATTAACAGAGTCTCAGGCATTAACGAGACGCATGACGAGAAGCTCTCCACGTTGTTTGACATCTGGAACAAACAGGTAGTAAACAAGTGATAGACAAGCTCATAGGACCAGTCACAAGCCTCCTAGACAAGTTTGTGGAGGACAAGGACCAAAAGGCTAAGTTGGCTCATGAAGTCGCTACGATGGCTCAGAGACACGCTCAGGAGCTTGCTAAGGGACAGCTGGAGGTCAACAAGGCTGAAGCTCAGCATAAGTCCCTGTTCGTCTCTGGGTGGCGTCCAGCGGTGGGATGGTGCTGCGTATTTGGCATGATGGGAAACTTCATGGTAATACCGTTTACCAACTTTGTACTTGCGTTGCTAAAGATTGACGTAGTAGTACCACTGATTGACACGGCTACTATGATGCCCGTGTTGATGGGGATGCTTGGGTTAGGCGCTATGAGGACTTATGAGAAGCGTACAGGAGTGTCTAAGTAATGGCTAAGATGTCTGCACCAATGTTGACTGGCGGTAAGACGCTTCCGGGTCTGGCTGACACACCCACAGCGCCTACGATTAACCCCAGAACACGCTTTAGGACTTTCTGGGATACTTACAACGAGTTTGGTCCCAGTACACCAGAAGGAGGTAACCCTAATCCTCTGCTAGTTATACTACCTAGACTGTACGAAGGCGACTATACAGTAGGTGAAGCTTTAGGGATCTTGTTCAGCGGCTCGCCACTAGACACTAGCGAAGAAGCTTTAGAAAGAGCCAGAGGCGTATACTTTGAGCCTTCTAAACAACAACTAGCAGCAGTGTCTGAAGTTCTTGGCATAGGTCCAAGAGAAGTTAAAGATCAACTACAGCAGCACAACGCTACGTCTGATCCTGTACGGGCTTTTACTGAGGGTAACAAGTACGCAACAGAAGAAAGCGTCAAAGAAGTATTCTGGGAAGAACAGATATTACCGGCACTAGAAGCTGGTGGAGACTTTATTAAGACTGCTATCTTTGGTCCAGCACCTAGCGGTGGTCCTAAAAGCGTTGATGATCTTTTTGAAGAGTGGATGGACACGTCTCTTAATGAGTTGAAAGGACCAGTCACACTTACTGTTGATCCGGAAGAAGGTCTACTGTTAGAGATCATGATTCCGGTAAACTTTGAAGTCAACGGTGAGCCACTTAAAATAGAGATATTTGACGAAGACGGTAACTTTGTAGGCGTTCAGGAAATAGGACGAGCTGTCTACAGTGCAGCAGAGGAAACTTGGGGCGTAATAAAAGAAGGTGTTTTTAGACCCATAGGAGAAATTTTTACTGGTGAAGAAGGAACTACAGTAGAAAGAATCTTTGACGCAGCCACAAGTGTTATATCTACAACTGGCTTAAGTGGAGTAGAACAAGGCGGTTGGTTAGGTAGTGTTCTGGGTGAAGAAGTCAGAAGACAAATAGGGTTTAATCCAGATACAAATACCATTGAAGGTGTGGAAGAAGGGACTCTTGATGTAGACGATGATCTGACAGGAGACGGAACTGCAGACGACATTGGGCAGGAGACAGAAGAAGACGCTTTTGACGGTATGTTTGATGGGCCAGAAGAAGACAAGCCTCCTGCTAAAGTATTACCACCTCGTGGCAGGACTATTGTAGACAAAGAAGGCAACATTGTTGGCATCTCTGGTGACGACGGTAACTTTTACGTACAGGACGCAGAAGGAAACTGGGTAGCACAACCAGAAGGTGAAGACATAGGCGGAGAAGCTGAGCTACCTGCTGATACAACTATTGAACAAGACGCCCCTGTTAAAAAAGAAGTTGAAATTGCTGACGTTGATCCTCTTGGTCAAAGTACTGCAGAAGAAGAAGAAGGCGTGCCTGAAAAAGACGGTGGTTTAGGCCCAAGTCCAGACATGCTTCCAGAGTATTCTCAGGAAGAAGACTTTGATCAAGACGGTATACCTAACTATCTAGACTCTGATGCTGATAATGACGGTGTTCCTGATATAATTGATGGCGACCCATTTGATCCAAACGTAGGTGAGACTTTTGGTCCTGACGATGGTAAAGTGGATGACGGTAAAGCAGACCCTCAAGAGCCTGTACTCGTCCCTAGAAAAGAAGACCCGCAGCAGGTAGAAGAAGATGCTGGCGATGAGCCACCAGTAGTCACCAACGGTCAAGACGGTAGGGACGGAGTAGACGGTCAGGATGGACGTGATGGTGTCGATGGTGTCGATGGTCAAGACGGTAGAGACGGTGTAGATGGACGTGACGGTAGAGACGGAGTAGACGGTAGGGATGGCGTAGATGGTCTACAAGGTGAGCAAGGCGAACGCGGTGAAACCGGAGCTACTGGAGCTAGAGGTGCACCCGGAGCGCCAGCACCACGAGGTGGATACATGGGCGGCTTAAGTTATCAACTTCCGGGCTTCGTGGGAGTACAGTATCAACCCAAAGACTACATGAGAGAACTAGACCGTATTATTGGCGAAAGTTTGTTTGAAGGAATGATCTAATGACTTATCTTAATTTAGTCAACAACGTACTCAGGAGGCTTCGTGAGACAGAAGTATCTTCAGTACAAACCACAGCGTACAGTAAGCTCATTGGTGACATCGTTAATGATGCCAAAGATCTCGTGGAGAACTCATGGGACTGGTCTGCACTCAGGACTACGCTTACGATTACTACGACTGCTGACGTGTTCAACTACGCACTCACAGGTAGCCAGAACAGCATCAAGGAGTTGAACGTCCTGAATGACACGTCTAACTTCATTATGAGCTACCAGACAAACAACTGGTTTGACGAGGCGTACTTGATTGCTGAGCCACGCACAGGCTCACCTGAGTACTTCACGTACAACGGTGTTAATGCAGACGGAGACACACTGGTTGACTTGTATCCTAAGCCTGACGGTGTGTACTCACTGCGCTTCAACTGTGCCCTGCGTAACCCCGACTTGAGTGCTGATGATGACAAGCTGAAGATACCTGCGATGCCCGTAGTACACTTAGCAGTGGCACTGGCAGCACGAGAACGTGGTGAAACTGGTGGGACTTCGACTCAGGAGTATTTCCAGATGGCTAACAAGTACCTGTCCGATGCGATTGCACAGGACGCTGGTAGACACCCAGAAGAAACTATATTTTACACTCCGTAAGGCAGTAGTATGGCACAGGAACTCAAAAGCATAAATCTTGTCGCACCGGGCTTCAAAGGTATCAATACCGAAGATTCTCCGTTGTCTCAAGATCCGTCTTTTGCTGAAAGCGCAGACAACGCAGTGATTGACAATCGTGGGCGTCTTGCTGCCCGTAAAGGCTATGTGTTGCTTACACAAGCTACGTTTGAGTACGTCGTAGTGGACGACACCACGGGATTTCAACCAAACGAAACAATTACGGGAGGAACTTCAGGCGCTACAGCAACGATTACCGAAGTGTACAATGGGACTGTGTTGCTCATAGAGGACACCCGTTCAGGAACCTTCAGTGCATCTGAGACACTTACTGGCGGTACTTCTGGAACGACTGCTACGTTTTCTTCTACTCAGACTAGTGCAGATCTTTCGACAAACCCGTTACGCGCAATTAAAGAGTTTAGAGACGACGCGGGAAACATTAAAGTATTTTCAGTAGGAAATAATAAGATCTTAAGCGGCACAGAAACTCTGGTTGACGAAACGCCCAGTGGTTACACAATCTCTGATGATAATTGGAAGATGGTCACGTTTAACGACAAGATTTACTTCTTTCAGAGTGGACACGAACCTCTAGTGTATGACAGCACGTCAAAAGCAGTAGAAGAGCTTAGTTCAGTTTCAGGAGCTGCTGGTGTAGCTCTTACGATGTACGGCAACGAAGTTTTGGCTGCTTATGGTCGATTATGGACTGCTGATTTTGCTACAGAAAAGTCTAAAATTTACTGGTCAGATCTTTTGATAGGTCAGGATTGGTCAGGAGGAACAGCAGGGTCTATTGACATTTCTAAGGTTTGGCCTGATGGTTATGACGAAATTGTAGCACTGGCTGCACATAACAACGCGTTGATTATCTTCGGTAAGCACAGTATTGTGGTTTACTCAGGTGCTGAAGCTCCTGCAAGTATGCAGTTGTCGGATACGGTAGCTGGGATTGGTTGTATAGGTAGAGACACTGTGCAATACACAGGTTCAGACGTTTTGTTTCTATCTCAGACCGGACTTAAGAGTTTTGGTAGAACAATACAAGAAAAGTCAATGCCGTTGACTACACTGTCTTCTACAATCACTAAGGATATTATTCAGCTGATTAATGAAGCAAACGAGTTGTACAAGTCAGTGTACCACCCGGAAGAAAACTTCTACTTGCTTACCTTTAGCAATCAGGACACGACGTATTGTTTTGACATAAGAGGTACGTTAGAAAATGGGTCTTACAGAGTAACACGCTGGCCGGGAACAGGGTTTAAGTGTTACGAAAGCAGAGACAACGGTAATTTGCTTATAGGCAACACCAGCGGTTTTGGAAGATATGCTGGTTATCAAGACAATGGTAGTTCCTACCGTTTAAAATACTTTAGTCCAGAGCTAACATTTGGAGATCCGTCTAAGATTAAATTTCTAAAAAAACTGCGACCAACTTTGATTGGCGGCAGCGGTGCTAGAATTTTTTTAAAGTGGTCTTATGATTTTGGGACTGCTTATAACTCTGCTTCTATTACTATCAGGAGTCAGGGAAAAGGAGAATATGGCCTAGACGAGTATCCCGAATTTAGCGAACTGTCCTCTTATGGTATTTCTTCTACGCTAACTGGCGGTGTTTATGTAGTCAATAAGTTTCTTGGCGACTTTACTTCAGCTCCCACTACGGGTTCAGGAGGAGGTGCTTTGTTAAACGGAGACAGCTACTTTGATACAGCAACAGACACTTATTATGTTTACATAAGCGGTTCTTTTGTAGATTTGTCTACACTATCTGCTGTGTCTTTTGCTGAGTTCTCTGAAGGAGAGCTTACTTCTAGAGAAGCTATCAACACTAATAGTAGTGGTTCAACATTAACAATTGGTTTGGAATCTGACATAAATGGACAAGAGTTGTCTTTACAAGACATTAATGTATTAGCACTGGTAGGTAAAACAATATGAGTAACTATACTAAAACTACTGACTTTGCTGCTAAGGATAGTTTACCTTCCGGTGACAGTGGCAAAAGAATCAGAGGAACTGAGTTTGAAACTGAGTTTGACAACATTGGTACAGCCATAGCAACTAAAGCAGATACTGCTAGTCCTACGTTTACGGGGACTGTAACAATGGCTGGGTTTGCGTTTACTGGTACGTTGTCAACTGGTACTATTGACGGAGGGGCGTACTAATGGACGAACTGTTAAAATTATTGACAGGCGCTGCTGGAGGTCTTCTTACCAAAGAAGCTTATGACAAGCTGGCAGAAATAGGAACTAAAGGTTACGAAGAGCTGGCTGGCGAAGGTGGACTTGCTGAGCAACTTTCTGGCATGCTTGAGTTTCAACCCTACACCGTAACGTCAGCTACTGGTGGTCAGTTTGGTATGCAGCGTGATCCAACTACGGGTCAGATGACGTACCAGCTGCAGACTTCTCCCGAAGAGCAAGCTCTACAGCGACAACAGATGGAACGCGCTGGGATGTTCTTTGAGCAAGCCGCAATGCCTACAGCTGACCGTGAGCAGGAAGTGTACCAGCGTATGCGTACAGCAATGTCTCCTGAAGAGGAAAGACAGAGGCTTGCACTAGAGCAACGTCTGGCTGCACAAGGACGCTTAGGTGTTACTACTGGTATGTTCGGAGGAACACCGGAAGCTCTTGTATTAGCCAAAGCTCAGGAAGAAGCCAGAAACCAAGCAATGTTGAACGCAATGCAGTTTGCAGGACAAGAGCAACAACGACAGGCTGGTTTAGGTTCAGGCATGTTAGCTGCTGGCTACGTACCACAGGCTCAGCTAATAGGTGCTTTACAGCCCGGAATGACTGCTGCTGAACAAGCACGACGTGCACTTTCTGAGCAAGCAGGCGCTTATGGTGAAACTTATACTACAGGTCTTGAAGCACTGCTACAGTCTGGTTTAGGCCAAGCAAGTCTAGTAGGCAATCTAGGTGCTGGACTAGCTTCAAGCGCACTAGGCGGTTTGTTTAAGTAAGGAGAACACAATGGCTACATTTTCACAACAGTTCCTAGCAAACTTAGGTCGTCCTCAGTTTGCTCAGGGTATGTTTGGCTTAGGTCAGGCTATTGGTGGTATTCCGGGTCAGCTTCAACAAAACCGACTTAGGCAACAGATGGCTCAGTTTGATACGACGACTCTTGCTGGAAGAAAAGGCATGTTACAGTCTCAGCTTGAACAAGAAGAAAACCCACAACAGCGATTAGCATTAGGGGAAAAAATAAGCCAAATAGAACAACAAGAACAGGCTGAAGAGTTAAGAAGAACCCAAGAAGAAAATGTTACGCAATTAGCTAATCAAATAGAAACTGAGTTAGAAGACCCGATGCTGGCTAACTTATTGCGGTCAAACCAAGCAACGCCTACTCAAGGAAGAGCCGCGATACAAGAACATAATAAAGCAAAAGCAGTAGCTGCGAGAGGGAAAGCTGCTCAACTAAGGTACTTAAACAGCCTTGGATTAGGAGATTCGCCCCTTAAAGCTCAAATAGAAGCTGGAGAGTACGAAGGAGTTGATGAAGCTAGTTTTGCAAGACTTGTAACTAATATGCAAAAAAGCGACAAAGAAGCAAAACTTATTGCGGAGCTTGGAAAGAGAGGAGAAGTAGGACAACAAGTAGCAGAAGAACTTGAGCTTGGGATAATAACTGCTAGTCAAATAACTGACAGATTCCAAAAACTTAGTGCTGGTGAGCCTACAACAAAATACACAAATAAGCAAAGAATGGTCTTGGACGGTAAAGTTGTCTGGACTGCTGACGTAACAAAACCGGGACAAGATGAGTTTCCGGGGTACATGGACCCTGAAACGAAAGAATGGAAACCTGTTGATGCAGAAAGGCTACAGAAAATAACTAAAGACCAGCAGCAAAGTCTTAAGGATATTGATAGAAGTGACTTAATAATCGCTGCTACTTATTTGGGCAAAGACTCTGATTATACTGAGTTGTCAAAAGGAGAACAAGATCAGGCCCAGTTTAAGTTTGCTTTTAGAGTCAATGAGTTAATCAGAAATAAAGAAGTAGACTCTGTTGAAGAAGCTTATGAAAAGGCTTATGAGGAAAGAGGTGATTTCCAAAAAGAAGGTTTTTTTGCACGGTTCTTTGGATCTAGTGAAAAAGATAGCGGTACGTCTGTTGACAGGAGAGGTCGTCCAAAACCTAAAAAAGACGCTGACGAATACATCAAAGAAGCAAAACAAGTACCGCAACAGTAAGGAACCATAGTGGCTACTAAAGAGCAACTAAAAGAGGCGATACAACGCGCTCTTGACGACGACAATATGGAAGCTGCTTCTGAACTTAGAGACAGGTATCTTGCTTTAGAAGCTCAAGAACAACCACAACAAGCCGCACAACCTAAGCCTGTAGAAAAGCCTAAAGCAGACATCGGTTGGCTTGACGAGTTTGAGTTTGCTTATGACTCTTCTCATACTGACGTATCCAATTGGGGTCTAGCCTTAGAAGCCTTCACGCCAATGGGTGAAATAACCATTGGAGGTGAAGACGGTCTGATTAGCTACCAGTCTCCACGAGAGCTTTATGGGGACGACTTTGTAGACAAAATGGGCTATGACGAGCGTAGAGACTTTTTGCTACAGCGGCGAGAACAGTCAGTCCTTGACGAACACAAAGACGTAATCATCTTCCAAGAGGAAGAAGGTAAGTCAGGATCTGCTGAAATATTAGGCAGTCTAACAGGAATGCTGATGTCTCCAACAACATTAGCTCCTGTGGGTAAAGGCGTAACAGGGGCTGCTAAAGCTGGAGCATTATTGGGTTTAGAAATAGAAGCAGCTGAGCAAACAGCAGAGGGAGACTTGGATGTAGTCGACTTGGCTAAGTCTACAGTTGTTGGTGCTGCTGGTGGTGCTGCGTTTGCTAAAACAGCCGAAGCAACAACCAAAGCTGTCAAACTCGTTACAGCTAAACAAAAGGCTAAAAAAGAACAGAAGGCTCTTGACAACATGTCTTCAAAAGTAGAAGACGAGTTAATTACTGGAGCTTCCGAAGGTTTACAACCAAAGCAAAACTTAGCACGAGCCAGAAGAAATTTAGGTATTTCTGCTTCTGAAGCTGCTGACTTAGTAGCCCACGGGAAAATCAAGATACCTTCTCAACAAGAGGCAGCTAAAGTTGCTGCTGCTAAAGCTAACCCTATAGTTGCTTTA